GTGAAGCATAAGCTCGCGTCTTGGTGGAAAACCATCAAGCTGACGGCAAACTTGATGGCAGGCGTGCCTGATTATGAAAACTACGTTGCACAGCAGCGCAAACATAATCCCAACGCCCCCGTGATGACCAAGCTGCAATTTCAAGACTACTGCCGCAAGCGCCGTTGCGGCGCAAACGGCGGACGCTGCTGTTAAGCCTGCTTGAAACAAATTCCGTCTGAACGCCACTTCAGACGGAATTTTTATAATATAGTGGATTAACAAAAATCAGGACAAGGCGGCGAAGCCGCAGACAGTACGGATAGTACGGAACCGATTCACTTGGTGCTTCAGCACCTTAGAGAATCGTTCTCTTTGAGCTAAGGCGAGGCAACGCCGTACCGGTTTTTGTTAATCCGCTATATTCCGCCATCTCTAAGATTTACAGCGATACACGGGTAATTTAAGGAATGCCCGAACCGTCATTCCCGCCACTTTTCGTCATTCCCGCGAACGCGGGAATCTGAATCTCGGACTTTCAGATAATCTTTGAATATTGCTGTTGTTCTAAGGTCTAGATTCCCGCCTGCGCGGGAATGACGAATCCATCCGTACGGAAACCTGCACCACGTCATTCTCACGAAAGTGGGAATCCAGTTTTTTGAGTTTCAGTCATTTCCGATAAATTGCCTTAGCATTGAATGTCTAGATTCCCGCCTGCGCGGGAATGACGAATCTATCCGTACGGAAACCTGCACCGCGTCATTCCCACGAAAGAGGGAATCCAAACTTGTCCGCACGGAAACTTATCGGATAAAACGGTTTCTTAGATTCCATGTTCTAGATTCCCGCCTGCGCGGGAATGACGGATTTTAGGTTGGGGGCATTTATTGGGAAAAGCAGAAACCGCTCCGCCGTCATTCCCACGAAAGTGGGAATCTAGAAATTTAATGTTGCGGCACTAGCCAAAAAAACCGAAACCGAACGGACTAGATTCTCGCCTGCGCGGGAATGACGAATCCATCCGTACGGAAACCTGCACCACGTCATTCCCACGAAAGTGGGAATCCAGTTTTTTGAGTTTCAGTCATTCCCGATAAATTGCCTTAGCATTGAATGTCTAGATTCCCGCCTGCGCGGGAATGACGAATCCATCCATACGGAAACCTGCACCACGTCATTCCCACGAAAGTGGGAATCCAGTTTTTTGAGTTTCAGTCATTCCCGATAAATTGCCTTAGCATTGAATGTCTAGATTCCCGCCTGCGCGGGAATGACGACTCATAAATTACCCGAAACAACCAAAAATAACCGAAATCAAAAACCGGCTTCCCTGCGTGGGAATGAAATGGATTTTTCTTTGAGTTGCCGATGCGATAAAACGGATTGAGACCTTTGCAAAAATAGTCTGTTAACGAAATTTGACGCATAAAAATGCGCCAAAAAATTTTCAATTGCCTAAAACCTTCCTAATATTGAGCAAAAAGTAGGAAAAATCAGAAAAGTTTTGCATTTTGAAAATGAGATTGAGCATAAAATTTTAGTAACCTATGTTATTGCAAAGGTCTCGGATTGGCATAGGCTTGCGGCAGGATGATGCGTTTGGGGAAACAAATGCCGTCTGAAGGGCTTTCAGACGGCATTGCGGTTTTCCACAAAACGCGGGCTGCCTTTAAAACTTGTAGCTCATCGTTATCAAAAAGGTGCGTCCGCGTGCAAAATTGGTCAATACGCTTTTGCTTGTGCCGCCGTATTTGCCGTTGCACAAGCCATCAGCATTACACGTTACGTCTTCGTCCTTGTCTTTCGGGTCGAACGAGCTGTAATAACGCTGCGTTGCCGCATCATTGCCCGCATCGAGCGGATCGATATAACGCCTGTCGAACAGATTTTTGACTTCGGCGCGGAAAATAAGGTTTTTCTTCGGCTCGTAAGCGGCGTAAAAATCAAAAATCAAAGGCTGGCGGGCAAGGGTTTCGGTTTGTTTGATGGAACGCTTGCCCAGTTGCCGGACATTGCTGGTATTTCCCCCGTTGGTGCCGTCGATATAGCGTTCTTCAGCCGTCGCGCGGATGCTCTTGCCGAAATAGCGCATCGCGCCGCCCAAAGTCAGTTTGTTGCCCAACCAGCGCGTACCGACTTCCAAACGTCCGTAATCTCGCGGCAGGGCGGAAACCCTGCTCAACCCATAACCTTGTTTGAGTTGGTCTTCTTTGGACGCATTGTTGGGCGATTCGCTCGCATCGCTGAAGTTGGTCGGTTGCGTGCTTTTTTGATAGGCGTAAGAAAGGTTGGTGAAAAAACGCCCATAATCGTAATTCAGCTCCAACTCAAAACCGTGTTTGTGTACTTTGTCTTTGAAATTGCGGTGTTGGATGGTGTAGGCAAGCCCGGTGCTGCTGACCCAGCTCGGAATATTCCCGTTCAAATCCCACCATTTCCCGTAAACGTTGTGGATGTAGTTGTCGATGCGGCTGCGGTAGCCGACCAGTTTTAATCCTAATGTATCATCTTGTTTTAACAATCCTTTTTTATAGGTATTGAAGCCAAATTGCCAAGTGTTTGCGCGCTCTGGTTTTAAGGCGGTGTGAACGCCGGAGTCGCCGATTTGGGAAAAATACATTTCTTGGATGTTGGGCATACGGTGTGTGCGCGAATAGCTGGCGAACGGCATGAAATAATCGCCGAAGTCCGCACTAATGCTGACCGAATGGTTGTTGGCGCGCTTTTTGCCGTATTTTTTCAATACGGGTTCATAAATTCCGCAGCTCTGGTTGCAATGTTCCCTGTATGTCGGCGAGTTTTCTCCGAATGCCCGCTTAAATTCGTCATCCGAGCCGTAATAGCCCGTATATTCGCCGCCGAAACGGTAGCCGACGGTATTGGTGCTGTAGTTTAAGCGGTAAATGTCTTTTTTGAGCGCGGCATCGAAGTAGAACGTGTTGAAATATTGGCTGCCGGCCGGTTGGACGATGGTTGATTTTTGGGGCAGCAGCCCTTTATCGCCCTTAAACCGCCCCAAATAGGAATAAAGCCCGTTGTCCTGATCCGGACCGTCGAAAAACAGCCCCAATTCTTCAGGAAAGCGGTTTTTGCCGTATTCGTTGTGGAAATAATTGAAGCCCAAAGTGGTTTGCAACTCGGTTTCGCGGGGCAGCCGGAAGGTGGCGGTGTTGTTGAGGTCGAGGATTTTCGCGTTGTTGTAGGTTTCAAAATCTTTTAAAAGCCCCCAGCCTGTAAACTTCGACCCTTTCGGATATTTCTGCCTGCCCGAATTGTAGGCTGCGGTCAGATTGAGGTTGGCATATGAGTTTAAAGATAAACCGTAATTGAATTGATAATTGCGGTTGATGATTTTGCGGCTGCCGATTTTGGTGTTTAAATCGCGAAATTGCGCCGTGTATTTATTGAATACGCCGTCGTATTCCAATTTAAACAGATTACCTGCCGACTGCTGCTTCAGGCTGGACGGATCGATGGGGGTGATGTCGTATTGCGGCGCCAGGTTTTCCCGCCAGCTTTTGTCATGCTCTTCGATGTATTTTTGCAGTTCTTGGGGGTTTTCGTATTTTTTATACCACGGGTATTTCCACTGTTGTCTTTGCAAGTCCCGCTCCCATTTTCCGCTGTCGGAATTGAATTTCAACTGGCCGTCTTGTACAAAATATCGTTGCTTGCGCCGTTCCAGATATTCCGCGCCAAAATTTCCGATGTGCTGCCCGCCGCCGCCCACGCGGTAATTTTGCGCCACGCTGCGCCTGCTGTGCCCGTAAAGCACACCGACAGATGCTCCGCTTTCCAGCCATTTGCGCGCACCTATCGCCGCCATCGCATTACCTTTGGTTGAATTGGTGCCGGTCAGACCTTTTAGCAGCAGGCCGTAGGTATTATTGCCCTGAACGACGTCATCCACGCCTAAAGTCCGCAGATTCGCCGAACCGGCAAGGCTGTTGATGCCTGCCGAGCCGCTGAAGCTGCCTTTGACGACATCCAGTCCGGCAATAAAATTGCTGTCGACAGATGCACCGAATTGAGATGAACCGCCTGCCCTGCCCGCATCGGTAGAAGTCGAATAAAAGGTCTGCGTGATGCCGTCCACCATCGTATTGACCCGCCCGAACCCGCTGTCGCCGCGAATATTCAAAGACACAATGCCCGAGCTTTTATCTTGCTGTGTAAACGCACCGGGTATGCTGCGTACGATGTTGTCGAGGTTTTCGCTGGATTTGAATATATCCTGACGGGTCGATACGGCACGCGCATCGGTAAACACTTTTTTGTCTTTCGGTACGCGCTTCGCCTTGACGTGCACATCTTCCAAAACCTGTATCTGCGCCTCGCTGCCCGCGCGCCCTGCATCTTCGGCATAACTATGATGATATAGCATAACACCCATAAGATAAAAACAAATCGGCTTCAACCGGAAAGAAGATCTCATATTTTCCTCAACAATAAACAGTCAGACAATTAAGAAATATATTAGCATTTTTTTAGGCGGCATAAACATTAAAAAGTGTAAATTCGATATACCGTCTGAAGATTTCAATTGGATGAGACCTTTGCAAAAATAGTCTGTTAACGAAATTTGACGCATAAAAATGCGCCAAAAAATTTTCAATTGCCTAAAACCTTCCTAATATTGAGCAAAAAGTAGGAAAAATCAGAAAAGTTTTGCATTTTGAAAATGAGATTGAGCATAAAATTTTAGTAACCTATGTTATTGCAAAGGTCTCTGGATATTTATAGCGGATTAACAAAAACCAGTACGGCGTTGTCTCGCCTTAGCTCAAAGAGAACGATTCTCTGTTGCTACGGTTACTGTCAGGTTTCGGTTATGTTGGAATTTCGGGAAACTTATGAATCGTCATTCCCGCGCAGATGATATGTTGCCCGTCAACACAAAATAAAAAACAAAGTTGCAATATACTGATTTATATTGTTATTTTTATTTACGTTTATTTACGATATGCAAATGCACGGTTACACAAATATATTCGCGTAACCGTTTAATTTTGTTGAATTTTATTGATTCAATCGGTGTCTTTCCGCATCGTAAGGCTGGCCGGTTTTAACAATATAATAGGCGAGCTTCGCCAGTTTGCGCATGATGGCAACGATAATTACCATCTTTGGCTTACCCGCTTTTTTCAGATTATTTATTAATTTCGGAAATGCGTTAAAACGGTAAGCACAAAGGGCGGGCATATACAGCGTACTTTTTAATCGTCTGTTTCCGTATCGGCTCAATCTGCCCCGACCTCTTACGCTTGTCCCTGATTGTATGATGGCGGGACTTAATCCGGCATAGGATACAAACTGGTTTGCGGTTTTAAAATGTTTTTCTGTCAGTTGCGCATAAAGAACTGATGCGGTGTCTTTGCCTATGCTCGGGATGGTTTGAAGATTGCGGTAATGGTTATAGTCCGTTTGTTTTTTGATTTGTTCGGATATGGCTATTTTTACCTGTTCCATCTTGTCCTGTATGGTATCTATCAAGTCTTGATGTATGTTCCTTATGAAGTCTTCTTCAGTGCTATGAAGACGGTTTTTAATTTGCTTCTGCTGTTGCTGTAATTGGTTTTTAAGATTAATCAGTTTTTGCAGTGCTTTGTTTTTGGGTATCTGATACGGTATCAATGTATCTTGATGCCTTTTTATGTAGTCTGCTATCAGGTTTGAATCTGCTTTGTCGGTTTTGGTACGGTTAAACCTGCTTTTTCCGTAGTCCTTGATTTTTAAGGGATTAATAACGTAAACAGTATAGTAGGAAGAAAGCATATCTGCTGCCTTTTCGTAATAGATGCCTGTTGCCTCCATGCCGATATAGACTTTTCTGATTCTGTTTCCCTTTATCCACAATCTAAACTGTTTTAATCCATCATCATTATTCTTAAATTTAATGTAATGGATACTTCCGTTTGTTTTATGCAATGTTGCGTCTATGGTGTCCTTTGAGATGTCCAGCCCGATTATATTCATTGGTATTTTCCTTATTTATACAGCCTTGATACGGCTAGGATGATATTCAATTTCGAGGATGGATAAAGGCAGCCGGCATTTCTACGCGTCTGTTTTAATACATTGCGGGATTTGCTGCCTGACTGCCTTAGCCCTTGCTTTGCGCGAAACAAAGACCCGTAAACCGTCTATATTCAAACGGTTTACGGGTCTTTTTTCTCTCTTGCCGTTTTCTTCAGTTTGCCGATCCGACCACGCCCCCGCCGATTCCTTCAAACGGTTTCCCGCGTTCTTCCCAATTATCGTACATTAGGTTCTGCTACGGTTTTCCGCCCAATGTGGCAACTTGCGCCCTGTCCGAATGTTGCTGCGCGCTTTGCTGAACTTCCTGCCCTTGGCTTTCTTCTTTGTATGGGTTAAACGGCAAGCCGTTTTTTACATAGTCCTTGCACATCAACTCCGTCACTTCTTTCAATGCCGTCCCTTGATGCGAATAGCAGGCGCATCCGGTTCTTCCGCCTTCTATACAGCCTGCTATATATTCAAAGGTTCTTACCTGCCTTACACCGTTATAAATCGGCTTGCTTTCGGGTTTTTCGGACAATGTCGGAACAAACATATCTGCGGTAAGGTTGCCGTTATTTACCGGCTCGCCTTCTGTTTTATCCGGAAGTACTGCCTGCTGTTCTGTTGCCGCCGATTCTTGTGCTGCGGGTTCTTCCTGTTTTTTTCCGTAACTGCTCAACATTTTATAGGACAGGCCGACAAACACGGGAATCAGCAATACTATTACTGGCAGAGTGTAAAACCACTTTGACCGCTTGACCTTATTTACGGTATGAACTTCCGCTGATTCGTACAAGTCATAAACTTTTTTATCCAGTGTATAGATACTGGAGAATGCGCTTGATGCCATTTTTACGGGATCGTCCGCGCATATTTTCCATTCTAAAAGCGTACGCATACCCATCTTGTTTGAAGCGATGTGGTAATGTTTCCGTACAAGCGTTCTAAGATTTTGATCTAGAAGCTTAGGACCTTGAGTCAAAACAAATATATCAATGCCCTGATGTCTGTGCGTATTCAGCCATTGGACATTTTCAGGGATTTTTGAACCTGCCGAGCGTGCCGGCCATACGTCTTGAGCTTCATCTACAATGACAATAGACCCGATATTTTCGGGCTTCTTTATCCATTCGTACATATCATGCGCCGATAGCTGCTCATCTGTCGATTTCGGCAGCTTTTTTGCGTCCGTTTCTATGTAGGTGTGCGGTATTTTCAAGCCTTTTATGTTCGTAAATACTTTACGGCGTATGCCGTTTTCATCAGGCTTAAACATTTCATCATTCGCCATCATGGAAACCATTTTTAATGTTTTCCCTGAACCGGGCGTGCCGGTTATCAAACAGATCTCTGCCATTTATTTTTTCTTCCCGATTGAGGTTGCTAGTTTTGTCATTTGTTTGAATGACAGAATAAAGGCGATCGCGCCAAACAGGATATTAAGAACGGTGCCGCCACCGCTTATATAAAAGAGCTGCAACATCGCTTGAGGCGCGCCCGTTATGCTACTGGTTATCGCCTGCTGAAAATGGGCTACCAATCTATCTACACCCGAATAAGTAACAGCCATCAAGCCTAATGCAGTCAATATACGGCCTGCGACGCTCATCAACAGCGGAATCAATGCGGCCAACAATTTCATTTGCTATCCCTTTCTTAAAAGGCACGGTTGCCTCATTAAAAAAATGTTCCTTAATCTGAAGAAATTTTGCGGGGGACTAGCCCCCACACCCCCAGTCTCACTTGCGACGCCGCGGGGGCAGGGGGGAACGGCGCAAAAAGCGCGCGCCTTACCACCTGCCCTTGCGGCAGAGTGTATTCTTTTGGCGGGGCGGCAAGGGGTATCCAAAAAGATTTATAAAGACGATAAAGCCGTCTTTACAAATCTTTCTGGACGTCCTCCCCCTGCCTTGGCACAAGTTACTGAAGCCCGGCGGTGCTGCGCCTGCTAGACTTCACGGGATACTGTGCGGATACAGAAAAATGCGGCAACCGCCCAAGCAAGGGCGAGAAGCATGTACCTTAGCCGTTCGGCTATGGTACATGCGTTCTCAAAGCTGAACGCGAACTGCCTGCTGGAATCAAGCACAGTCACTGTGAAAGTGACAGGTGCGGGACACTGTGCGGAATTTTGAAAGATTCCTGATTTCTGAAACTCTACATTGACGGTTTCAGACGGCAGATTTAAATCTTCTGCCGGATTGGGCTCGGGCAGCCTGTCGCAAGCGAGAATGTCGGGGAAGAATTTGCACAAAAGGCCGCCGTCTTCGCCGTCCCTGCCGTTTGTGCGGCCCGGAACTGCGGGGGAATCGGGTCTTGTGCCGGGCTGTCCGTCCGTATCGGGATTTGCATCGGGATTCAAATCGGGGTCGGGTTCGGGATTGGGGCTCGTGCCGGGGTTCTCATTGGGGTTCGGGTTGTTTGCGGGGTTTTCGGCGGGCGATACTTCGGGCAGCGGCTGTGCGTTCGGTGCTTCCGCGCTTCCGGGTGTGAGGTCGGGACGCGGGATTACTTGAACATCCACTGTGGTGTTGCCTTGCGAATCCCTGCCGAATGTTGCGACAACCTGAACGGGATTCCCGTTCCTGTCCGTAACAGGCCCCATATTCACTTTTGTTCCGGGTGCTACTTCTACTTTTTCGGAATAACCGGGATATCCGGTTGCCTTTATGTATTTGTCGGGATTGGCATCGACTTTCAACGATAAAATCTCTTCCAGCTTTTTGGCATCCATTTCTTCTTTGTATTTCGGATTGCGGCTAAGGGAAAAATTAGCCCCATTTCTGTAATCATCACCTTTATTGACCACACAATCTCCGCCGTTCCAATCAAATGTGCAACGATTTAAAACAAAATTATTCCAATCCAAAGAACTTAATTTATTCAGTTCTTCTTTATGCCAATTCCAAAACGGACGTGCCAGCCTATACATTTGGCTTTCCATCAATTCTTTGACTTCGGGGAATCTGCTGTAATCGGACATAAGGCGCATAATGGAACTGTCAACGCCGTAGCAGCCATAGGTTCTATTAATACGTCTTTCGTCTTCGTACCAAAGGCAATTACTATATTCGTAGCCTTTTACAAATTTGTCGGTTTCGGGGTCGTATTGGTAGCCTTGTGCCTGTATGTCTTCTTTGAAAGTTTCGTATACGTCATGGGCTAAAAGGGCTGTTCCGACATAAGGAACTGCCCTTGTGCTTAATTTCGCGCCTAAGCGGGCAAGTTTGCCGACTCCTGACAAGACGGCGGCGCGGGATACGCTGGCGGTTATCTTTGCGTTGATTCGGGCTTTTGCGCCCGTGGGGATATGTTCGACATTTGCCGCTTCTGTGAATTTAGAAAATTCATTATTGATTTTTCTATATCCTGTAGATTCAAAAAACTTTGATTTAGATGGCCTAAATTTTATTATTCGATCATCTATTCTTGCTGGTTCTGCAAAACTAAGAGAACAACACATTAAAATCGGTGTTGCTATCAGAAAATTCCGAGTAAATAAATTCATGCGAAATTTTTCCATTTTCTTCTGACTTCCTAATAAAAATATTAGACTCATCAGAAAAATAAATTTTCCAAATATTATGCGTTACCCTCTTATTTAAAAAATAAGAGAAACATTCTATTACGTCGTATTCTTTTACATTTCTTACAAACTCTTCAAATTCCTTAGACGCAATTAATGCCATCGACTGCCCAAAATACTTGCTGGACGGCTGATATTTATAAAGTGCCAACTGCGCCTGCGTGATAAACGGCTTGTTCATGTTTCTGTCTTTCAAAGGTTGTTTTGAAAGCCTGATTTTAAAACACGTCATATAAATATCAAAGCGACAGACAAAGCCAGGAAAAATCCGAGCAAAAACCAAAAATCGACAAACATCATCACGCCCCTACTTTGCCTATGTCTTTTAAGAAATTAATCAGCAGCCTGAAGCCGTAAATAACGACAAACAGAATTAAAACCATAGACCCGAGATAAGCTCCGGATTTAACTTGTTCGTAATTCGAACATTTCGGATAAGACAGCGTGACCGGCTTTCCGTTCAAAATCCATTTATCGCCCACCCTTTCCGGCCTGATGATTTTTCCGTCCTGGGTAACAGTAGGAGGAAGGGACGACAATAAATAGTCGTCTGCCTGCAATCTTGTATCAAAACAATTTATGCCGACACGATAGCCCATTTATACGCCCCTCTTTCTTCACTGCCGTTATTTGACAGATTTAATCATGCTCCAAGCCATTTTGAAGCCTTGGATTGCCAAAATGACGGTAATGGCCGCCATACCCACGGCGGAAACCATTGACACGAAACCCATGATTACATTCGCTACTTGCGTACCAATCGCGGATGCATCAAAGGTATCTGCCATAACAATAGCCGGTGTGAAGATACCAGCTGCCAACAATGCTTTTACAGCATATTTTTTAACGATGTTCATCGTTTTTTTCCTTTTTTTGATATTTAAAATAAGACGACTTCTTGACTTGCTTCATCCGGACGAAGTCTTTTCCGAATCTCGTTTTTAGCCGATAAAATAGAGGATTGCGAAAAGAAAAAGAAACATACAGACCACCCAGCCGATAATTAGTGTTGCAAGGTTCATTTTCATGATATTTTTCCTTTGTTGCGGGCTTTGTGAAAGGTTAACAGACCGCCCGCCGAGCCTGTTTTTCTTTTATTCCGATTTTACGAAGAACTGAAATATCTGGAATCCTCCGCCCATTTCATTTATGCCTGAATTCAACGCATCTTCGTAACTTTCAAATTGACCTGCTGATTTAATATTTTGAGTAAACCCCACATCACCGAACGGATCGGGATAAATAAAGTCATGCGTTTCTAAATCTTGAACTATGAAACGTTCTTCAAATTTCAT